TTTTAGATATATTAATTCAACCAAAAATAACTAAAATAAATAATTTTAAACAATTTTTAGAAACTATAACAAAATATACATCAATAGAGATATATACCGAAATATTAAATTTTAATGAATATTTTAAAGGTATGTTTACAAATGATAATCAATGTATCATCGAATCAATACAACAAAAGGCATTAATACACGAAAAACTCAAACATAAAACTCTTGAAAAAGAAAACGCAGAATTAAGGATTAGATTGAATGATATGGAAGAAAAACTCAAACTATTAACAACATCAAAGTTTATGTAAAAATTGATTGCCCTTTTATAATAATTATTTTTATTACAAAAAGATGAAATGCGCTACGAAAGACCGAAATTTGAAGCCTTGCCGCGGGAATGCTACTACGGGACGATTCTGTGTTCTACATGCTTATATGATAGATTATACTGACGCGATGGTAGAAGAAGCGAAACCTTGCGGGACGTGTCGCAAAACTCATTACATGGGTGAATATACTACATGCGAACCGTGCCGCAAACGTGGCAGCGAGATACGTGGTAAAAAGAAAGAAGAAATTGTCAAGTGTGCAAAAGAAGGTTGTTCTTTTAAAAAGTCAGATGAAAATACATATTGCGGTAAGCACCAGTTATATGTATTTATGAATGAAACAGAAGAATTGGGATTAAAAACTTGCAAGAATGCTGTTCGCGGATGTCGTGTTCAACTTGAGCAAAATGCGCGTAGTGCGTGTGACGATTGTTTGGAGAAAGAGCGTGAAAAGGACCATAAGCGACGAGGTGGAACAATTAAAGAAACTATAAGTGAAAAACAATGCGCGTGTTGCTGTAAAATGTATGCTAAGGAAATGTTTCAAGGATTGCATGGCGAAACACATACTTGCCAAACTTGTCGGGACTCAAATAAACGGGCAGATGATAAACGCGATAAAGAACATGTGAATGAATTGGCTCGTGTGAATAGTTTAAAGCCCGAACGCAAGGTTGTAAAAAAAGCATGGAAAGAATCAAATTATGAAAAAGTGGCGATGTATTGTATCCAGCACAGGAAAAAATTAATTGAAGAAGATGACGACAAGTATCATAGTCATAATGCGGAAACTATGAAAAAATGGAGGGATTCTCACCCAGAAAAAGTTCAAGAAATAAATGAAAAAAATAAAAATAACATATACAGATATTATCAAGTATACAAAAATTCAGCAATATTAAAACAGTTGGCTTTTGAAATTACAAAAGAAGAATATTTGGATATAGTTAAAGCACCGTGTGATTATTGCGGAATAATACAAGAGAAAGGGTTTAATGGAATAGATAGAATTGATTCGACTATTGGTTATGTAAATGATAATTGCGTGAGTTGTTGTTCGATGTGTAATTTTATGAAAGGGTGTTTAGATAAGGATATATTTATTCAACGTGTAGAACATATCGCTACCTATAATAAATTTGTAGAGGGTAAATTATATCCTAATGCTTTTCAAAATTATACTCCACTTTATTCAGCATATATTAATAGTGCTGAAAAAAAAGGGTTTATATTTGATATTAGTGAAGAATTATTTGATACGATAACAAGTTGTCCGTGTTATATGTGTGGTAAAATATCATCAAGAAAACATCAAAACGGACTTGATAGAATAGATAGTTCTATTGGTTATATTGAACATAATGTTTATTCGTGTTGTGGGAACTGTAATTATATGAAAAAGAATTATACTTATAAAATATTTATAGATAAATGTGTATTAATTTGTAATAAATTAAATAAAAAAACTTTAATCATTGAAGATACAGTTATACAAAATGAAGTGGTTGAAATACAAAATGAAGTTATTGTTCCAGAACAAAAAGTAAAAGAAATGCGGACTATTGTAAAAAGTAATAAATTATCATCTGATGATATAAAAGAACGTTCTAGATTAAAAAAACAAAAATCACGCGAGGCACTTAAAGCAAAATATGGTGATGAAGAATATAATAAAATCAGGGCTAAAGAAATATCAGACCATCGTAAAAAAAAGAATGAAAAGAGTGAATAAATTATATATTAAAATATTATTAATTATTTTAATATAAAGAATATTTTTATTTATTTGTATATTGATTAGCAACCGCGTGTTAATGTTGGTCACCTAATTTGAATACGCTAAGCCCCCCATGCCGCTCATAATTCTCAATACATTGTAATTGCGGGCATAAACCCGAACCTTTGCGGTGTTGGTGCCAGATACAGTCGCGTTGGAAAGAACGAGCTGAAGAGTGGCATTGTCAATGCGCGAGAAGTTGCAGGTGCCAGACGGCTGGTGCTCCTCAGGACGAAGGGCGAACGAGTAAACGTTGATGCCTGCGTCAGGAGCACGGGTGTGGTGCTGCCACGGCTGGACCTGGTCGAAGTAGGTGCCCTCACGCTCAGAGAAGCGGTCCTGGCCGTTAAGCTGGAGCTTGGCAGTGACAACCGGGTTCTCACCCCAGCAGTGCATGTCGAGCGAGGTCTCAGCAAGAACGAAGGTGCCAGCATCAGAAACGCCCGATGTGGTCTCATTGGTGTTGCTAAGACCCTGCCAGCCCTCAGTTGGAGCAGCGGCGCCGAATGCGTTGGAAACCTCATCAGCATTTGCGTTCTGGAAAAGACCAGAAGCATTGATAAAGGCGTTGGATGAACCGGTACCACCAACAGCGCCAGTCTGGGTGTCACTGCCGAATGCGCGAACGGTGTTCGGGAGAGCATCAATGGCATCAGTGAAGTTGAACGGCTGGGCGCCAAGAGCATTGTAAAGAGTGGTGCCGCCGGTGAGGGACGAGCAATAATCTACGTTGCAGTCAGGCTGGACGACCCAGATGAGCTCCTTGCAGGGGTGGTTGAAGTTAAGGCGAATCTTGTTGGACGACGAACCAACCGACTCAGCGCCGGTGTACTGGAGCTGCTCGATGAGGTACTCGTGCGGGTTCTGGGCCATACGACGGCGCTCATCCGTGTCAAGGTAGACGTAGTCGACGTAAAGAGATGCGGCAACAAGCGACTGAGCGTAGGCGGCAGTTACCTTTCGGTCGCCACTTGTCTCAGTAAGACTGGAAACAGCGAAAAGGCACTCATCAATAGCGCGAATGTCAATGTTAATCTTGACCTCGTGGTACTGAAGAGCAATAAGCGGGAGGGCAAGGCCGGGGTTGTTGCAGAACCAGAACTGAAGAGGAACGTAAAGGGTGGTCTCAGGGAGGGCGTTACGAGGAGCGCATACCTGGCGAGGAGCAGACGAATCACACGGGCCATCTACATCAGCGAAGTCGGGGTCAGTCAAGAAGGTGAGCTGGGTGGTCTGGCCGACCATCTTGTTGTAGCCGCGCTCCTGGTTCTTGTCAAGAGTGAGCTGGTTCCAGATCTGCATCCAGTCGCCGTACTGCTTGTCAATGCGCTGACCACCAATCTCGACCTCAACGTCGTCAATAAGCTGGTGGCCAGGGAAATCAAGCCAGCGAGCATATACATCACCCGTGCTATTCTTCAAGGACTGGCCGATCTCAGGAAGAGTTACCTGCAAGTAAGTGCGGTAAGCCAAGTCACCATTACGCGAGATGGTGCAGGTTACACGCCGGCCGAAGTCAGCGGCGCCGTTGAAAGTTTGCTCAATCGACTCCATAGCAAAGTTGGTATGGCGCCGATAGGTGACTTTCCAAAAGGTAATCTGAGGATTACCAGTAAGGTAAATATCTTGAGCGCCGTAAGCTACAAGTTGCATTAATCCGCCTCCCATTATATATTATACTAAAAGAAAAAAAAATGAGATTTTACTTAATTAATTTAATATATAAATAAATTACTTAAATAGAATATATATTATGAACCTTAAACAAGATACAACATTAGATATTTTATATACGAACAAGTTAAAATACTTTCAAAATAAATTCAATATAATAATTCCTAAATTAAACAAAAAAATAGAGGAATTAAAAGAAATGAAAACGGGAGATAATGAAAAAGAAATAAATATTAAAATAGAAGAATACGAAAGTAAGATTAAATTAATTGTGAATGAAAAAAATAAATATTTTTTGGATAACTCTAAATATTTATTTGAATATTTTGAAACTAAACAAAATATTGATAAAAATAATACTCCTAAAAAAACGATTAATTCTTTTTTTAATTTTAAAGAAGAAAAAGAGGCACCCTACGAATCGATGAATCACTGCATACAAGAATATTTAAAAAAAAATAGTTTTGATATGATGACCGTAAATGACTACGCTTATAATAAAAATGTATGTAGTCATTGTAATGAGGGCGAGTTAATAAAAGTAAACCATGAAGGTGTCATTTTATGCAATGTGTGTTTTACTACACATCAATATTTGGTGGATAACGATAAACCGTCTTATAAGGAACCTCCTAAAGAAATATCCTTTTATGCTTACAAAAGAATAAACCATTTCCGAGAGATATTGTCGCAGTTTCAGGCGAAGGAATCCACCGATATTCCCAAGGACATTATAGAGCGCATAAGCAATCAAGTGAAAAAGGAAAGAATCACGATAGACCAATTGACCAATAAAAAGACGAAAGAAATATTGAAAAAATTGGGATATAATAAATATTATGAACACATACCCTTTATTAAAGATAAACTCGGCATTAAACCGCCCGTGATGACGCCGCAGCTAGAGGAGACTTTATGTAATTTGTTTATGGATATTCAGATTCCTTACTCTAAATACTGCCCGAACGACCGAGTTAATTTTTTAAATTATTATTATACGCTTTATAAATTGTGCGAGCTACTTGGCGAGAGACAGTATTTGGACTTTTTTCCGATGTTAAAAGACCAGAAAAAGGTGGAACAGGACACTATTTGGCGCCAAATTTGCGACGAATTGAATTGGGATTTTATTTCGACAGTTTGATTTTGTTTCTTATTTAATTTTTTATTTTTGAAACAAGATAATCATATACTTCATCACTATGCATACCATATTTGGCAAAAAATATTAAATCTGGTATGGGTAATAAAGGGCCGCGTATTATTTTGCCAGATAACAATGACGCATATTTTTCTGGATAAAGTGTCATATAAAGACACTCCTGTGTAGTTTGGTTCGTAGAGTTTATTTCATTAATAAATGCGTACTCTTGTGTATTTTTTAATGTTTTCATCATTTTATCGAAACTGTCTATATCACACGAAATATA